TCTCTAGTAGATGTTCTCATTCCCACCCTAACATCGGTCAGGTACCTAGTGTCAAGACACCATATGGAACAGAGTGTAGAAAATTATTCTATGCACCACAAGGCTTTAGTCTACTTGGATGTGACATCAGTTCTCTTGAGATTAGGGTTGTGTCTCACTATCTTGCTTCCTTTGATGGCGGTCGTTATGCTAAGACTGTGGTTAGTGGTGATATACACGAAGCTAATCGAAAAGCTGCTGACCTTCCTAGTAGGGATCAAGCTAAGACTTTTATTTATGGCCTTCTGTATGGTGCCGGGGAAGCAAAGTTGGGTCAGATTGTGGGCAAGGATAAAGGAGAAGGTAGGAAACTAAAGAACAGATTCTTTGCAAAGGTACCAGCATTTAAGAAACTAAGAGAAGAGGTATTCAGGAAGGCAGAGAAGGGATACTTATTCGGTATTGATGGAAGGAAAGTTCCAGTAAGATCAACACACTCTTCACTCAATTCTTTATGTCAATCAGCAGGTGCTATTGTATGTAAGAAGTGGGTGGTTGAGTTCCATAGGTTGATGAAGGAAAGAGGATACATAGAGGACAAGGACTACCAACAAGTTGCTTTCATTCATGATGAGATACAAGTACTTGTTCGTGAAGGACTTGAAGATACAGTAGGAAAGATTGCGGTAGAGGCAATCACTAACTCAGGTAACCTTCTTAACTTGAGGGTACCACTAACAGGTGAGTATACATTCGGTTCTAATTGGGCTGAGACTCACTGATACTAAAGGGGATAAATGAAATTACTAATTGATGGAGACATACTAGTTTATAAAAACTGTTGTGTATGTGAGAAGGAAGTGGATTGGGGTGACGACATATGGACTTTACATTGTGACTTCAAAGTTGTTATAGGTCTCATTGATTCAGAGGTTAATAAACTTAAGGAGAAGTCTGGTGCAGATGATGTAGTAATGTTTCTCAGTTCACATGATAACTTCAGAAAGAAACTTAATTCATCCTATAAAGCTAAGAGAGTAGGTACAAGAAAACCTGTGTGCTACAAACCAGCACGTAAGTATTTAAGAAATGCATACGTTACGTTACAGTCTAAGTGGTTAGAGGCAGACGACTACTTAGGTATTGAATGTACTAAAGATCCAGAGTACACCTGTATAGTATCAGCAGACAAAGACCTACTCACTATTCCCGGTTACCATTGGGACTTTGAAACTCAATCTATCTTCAAGTTATCAGAGGAGAGTGCAGAGAAGAACTTCTATAGACAGGCACTATCAGGTGACCAAGTAGATGGGTACCCCGGATGCCTTGGTGTTGGTGCTGTTACCGCAAACAAAATACTTGAAGAGGCAGACAAGAACGAGGATAGTCGTTGGGGTGCAGTACTAAAGACCTACAAAGAGAAAGGTTTCGATGAGGAGTTTGCCATACTCCAAACACGAATGGCATACATACTACAGAAGGATCAGTTCAATGGGATAGATAAGTACCCTTCACTTTGGGAACCACCAGTAGAGGATACAGCATGAGTAACTACGACCTAGATGAGATAGAAAGAAAGAGATCTCAGAAACAGAAGACCCAATGGAAAGAGTATGTTGACGAGAGTTTAGAACATCCACTTAATAAATCTTCTAAACCATGTCAACAATGGGACGCACAATCACAATCGTATGTGAGTATTGGTGACGATCAAGATAACATACGATGGTTACATGAGAATGAGGAAGTAACTAATCCTAAACATTACGTAGGGTTAGGAATCACACCACTTGAATACATAACTGCTAACGAGTTAGACTTCCTAGAGGGAAACATAATTAAGTATGTTACTCGTTATCCACATAAGGGTGGAGTGAATGACTTACTAAAGGCTAGAACATATTTAGAAAAACTTATTGAACGAGAGGTAGAAAAAGAATGAGCACTACATTACCAACACAGTACCAACAGTACATCCACCTCTCAAGATACTCACGTTGGGACTATGATAAGAAGAGAAGAGAGACATGGGAAGAAACAGTAGACAGGTACTTCAAGTTCTTTAGAGGACACCTCAAAGAGAACTGTGGTTACACAGTAGACAAGAAGGTAGAGAGTATACTAAGGAGTGCAGTCTATTCCCTGCAAATTATGCCGTCAATGAGGTGCTTAATGACCGCAGGTGAGGCATTAGATAAAGAGAATGTAGCAGGTTACAACTGTGCTTACTTACCCATTGACTCTCCAAGATCATTTGATGAGGTACTATATATACTCATGAATGGTACTGGTGTTGGGTTCTCAGTTGAGTACAAGTACACTAGTCTACTTCCGTTTGTACCTGAGACACTACATGAGACTGACACAGTTATAGTTGTTAGAGATTCTAAGTTGGGATGGGCTAAAGCATTCCGAGAACTAATCTCTCTACTCTACTCTGGTTTGATACCTAAGTGGGACATGAGTGGAGTTAGGGAAGCTGGCTCACCTCTGAAAACTTTTGGTGGTAGAGCTAGTGGCCCTGAACCTTTGGAAGATCTATTTAGATTTGCGGTACGTACATTTAAAGATGCAACATCAACTAAGCTAACCCCATTACAATGTCATGACTTAGTATGTAAGACAGCAGAGGTGGTAGTGGTAGGTGGTGTACGAAGGAGTGCTCTGTTATCCTTAAGTGATGTAGGTGATGAACAGATGCGTACCTGTAAATCAGGAGAGTGGTGGGGTAGACAATCCCAACGTGCACTAGCAAACAACTCAGCTAATTACCACACTAACCCAGATGTAGGTACCTTCCTTAAGGAATGGCAAGCCTTGTATAACTCTAAGTCTGGTGAGCGTGGTATATTCAGTAGTGCTAATGCTAAGAAGCATGTTAATACCTTGAATGTAGATATTAATAACCCACTCAAAGGAGACAGGAGAGAAGAGAGAGATGACTTTGGAACTAACCCATGTTCAGAGATAATCCTGAGACCACGAGAGTTCTGTAACCTGACTGAAGCAGTAGTAAGGAGTGATGACACTCCAGCTTCACTATCAAGGAAGGTGGAATTAGCAACAATACTAGGTACATGGCAGTCCACACTCACTAGCTTTAGATACTTAACTAGCAAGTGGAAAACAAATTGTGAAGAGGAGAGACTACTTGGTGTCTCACTCACAGGTATAATGGATTGTCCACTTACTAACGGATCAAGTGGGGAGAACCTACCTAACCTACTCACTAAGCTAAGAGAAAAAGCAATAAAGACTAACGAAGAACTAGCTGGTGAACTTGGTGTAAGTAAGTCTGCTAGTATAACTTGCGTTAAACCTTCTGGAACAGTCAGTCAACTCGTTGACTCTGCCTCTGGAATCCACACACGGCACAGTCCTTACTACATTAGGACAGTTAGAACTGATGTAAAAGATCCCTTGTGCACACTACTGATTGATAGTGGGGTACCTTATGAACCTGACATAACTAATCCCAGTAATGTCATGGTCTTTTCTTTCCCCATGAGATCCCCTAAGTATTCTCTAACAAGAAAAGATCTCTCCGCTATCGCTCAGCTAGAGCTTCATGGTATTTATTCTAAGTTCTGGGCCGAACATAAAGTTAGTCAGACTATCTCTGTTAAGGAAGAGGAGTGGCTTAGTGTTGGCTCCTATGTCTATGATAACTTTGATGACATATCAGGTGTTTCCTTTTTACCTTACTCTGATTACATTTATAAACAAGCACCATACACAGAGTGTACTAAGAAAGAATTCGACACACTAAGCAAGAGTCTACCTACTATTGATTGGGAGAATCTTCTTAAATATGAGACACTTGACAGTACCTCTGGTTCACAGGAGTTAGCTTGTGTTGCAGGTGCTTGTGAACTATAATACAAAAGTGGACATTTATGGACTATAACAACTTGGTATCAAAAGAGTTATTACAATATTTAGAAGAGATGTTTCCTGATAGACTACCACCTAGAGGGTGTGATATGACAGAGGTTTCATTCCTTCAAGGACAACAGGCTGTAGTCGTAAGACTTACACAATTATATGAGGAGGATAATGGGTGGACTACTGGGAGGTAAATCAGCGGCTCCAAGAATTAATATGCCCCCGCCACCACCACCTCCTGCACAGATGGACACTCCAGATATAGCAGAAGCAGAGATGGAAATGTTGGATGCTCCTAAGTCTGAGGTATCAAAGGCTAAGTACCAGAAGAAAAAGAAGGGAAAGGCTAAAGGAAAGTCCCATTCAAATTATAAGGGTGGAGGATTAGGAGGATAACTTTAACACACACATACACACACTATGGGAACACTTACACACTTACACATAAGACCAATAGAATCAGAAGAAGAAAGACTACAAGTTTATAAGGAAGCAGAGAAGGATGGTAACAGACACCCACTCATGCCTACCCATGTGGTCAAGAAGTACAATGATATTGTTGGTGCATTCTGTTTATTTAGTCCAACAGTTTACTGGTGGATGCATACTAAAAAAGTAAGAGGAAGAGATTCGTATTCAGTATTTCAAGCAATGGATGCCCTTCTAGCTAATGAAGGTGTACATGAATTTGTCTTACCATGTGAACCTGAGTCTCCTTATTTCTCTTTACTATCTAAAAAACTAAGTCACCATTCCGGTACAGAAGGTGGGGATTGGAGACTATTCTTAAATGAAATTTAAATATGGGTGGATCAACTAAAGATGCATTAGACAATGTACAGAAGCAGAAGTATGCTATGGATGATAATGCAAGAAACTACAAAAGAGATAAGATAGATGAGCAAACTAGAGCAGGTCAACATACTGCTGGTCAAAACACTGGTCATCTTATGGGTGAATTTGAAGCTGGAGTAGCAGAAGTTGGAGATTTTGCAGAGAGGAACACCCGATCTTTAAGACCTCAAGGTGATGGTGATGGTGCTCAAGGTTCTGATTCAGCCGAAGCAAACTACTCATCTAGTGGACAGACACAGACAAGT